CCCGTGGTGCCGCTGCTCGTACACCCTTGAGGTGGCCGACTGGGACAAGTGGATCGACGATTACGTTGCAAAGCGCGGCGGCGATTCGGCGACCCACGCCATGACGCTGCGATCGAGCGCCATGGTTCGGGAACCTGCCACCACGTCCCTGCTCGAATCGCTGCAACGCGCCGGCTCGGCGCTGGCCGGGCTTGATTTCAGGCTCAAGGGCCAGCAGTCGTTGGCGCGGAAGATCCGCACCGACTCGCACAAGCTCGATGTGAGCGAGAAGGAGGCATCAGACGGCATCAACGACGTGCTGCGCTACACATACGTGCTGCCAGTCGAGTCGTTCGCTGACGAGTTCGCGCGCATCAGGCAGGCGCTTGAGAAGGCGGGCTATACTGTGGTGAAGGTCAAGAACACGCTCGGCGACGCATCGAGCGCTTACCGTGGCGTCAACACGCAGTTCGAGACGCTCGACGGCTTCAAGTTCGAGCTTCAGTTCCACACGAAGCAGAGCCTCGACGTGAAGGAGCGCAACCACGCGCTCTACGAGGAGGAGCGGTTGGAGGACACCCCGCTTGAGCGCAAGTGGGAGCTTCGCCGCGAGATGGCCGACAACGCCGCGAAAATAAAGACGCCGCCGAACATCGAGGAGGTTCGCAAATGATTTACTACACCGACGACTCCCGCAGGCGCGTATCGCGCTTCGATGCGGAACAGATGGTGTGCGAGACCTACGATTTCACGCTCGGGCGCTGGGTATTCGACACAGAGGTGTTCGGAACGCAAAGCGGCGACCTATGGCTAGACGAGATTGGCCAGGAAGAGGCCGAGGCGATTATAAGAAAGCGCGACAAGGCGCTGCACCGATAGCAAACAGGCGAAAACCGAATAGGCATCTCACCCCAACGGCACAATCAAGGCCCCCAACACGGGGGCCTTTTCTTTTGCGTCAAGGAGGAGCCATGGAGATCGAATACATCACCCGCGCTGGGTGCCCGTCATGCGAGGCGTACCGCCGAGCGGTCATAGACCCGCTTTCCGAGGAGTACCCGGGGCGCGTGAGGGTTCATCAGGCATGGGACGGCCTCATGGAGCGGCTGAACAACGCCGAGCGCATCACCCGCGTTCCCATGGTCGTTGTAACCGACGGCGGGCGCGAGGTCATGCGCCTGCTTGAGATGCCAACGCTTGAGCGCCTTGAGGACATCCTGGAACCCGCCTGACGGGCGAATCTCACGCATGAAGGACACTCGCATGGTCAAAGACCGACCGAGCGTTGAGGTCGTTAAAAGCCACGGTTCGGGTAGGCGTGGAACCCGCTAAAAGCTACGGAAAACGTGCAGGCATGAGCCACGAGAAACCTTATGGAGGGTACGAAGCATGGCAAAGGACGGAAACCGACAGAAGTTCGCAGGAGTAGCGGGCGGAAACCTCACCCCGCCGCAGCAAGGCGACGAGGGAACCGAAGGCGCTGGCGAAGAGGCGGGCACCGAGGGCGAAGGCCCCGAAGGCGACCAGCAGGGCGCGGGTGAAGACCCGGACGACAAGGGAAGCAAGCCCAAGACGAAGGGCAAGACCTACACCGACGCCGACGTTGACGAGATCGTCAAGAAGCGCATCTCCCGCGAGCGCGCGCAGATCGAGAAGCAAATCCGCGAGCAGATCAAGCAGGAGGCCGACGACCAGCGCAGCGAGGCCGAGAAGCTTGCGGGCATGAACGACTTGCAGCGCGCGCAGTACGCGCTTGAGAAGGCCAACGCCGAGAAGGCTGCGCTTGAGCGCCGCATCAACCTGTCCGAGCAGATGGGCGTTGCGCGCGCCGAACTGAAGGCCGCAGGCATCGACCTCGGCGACGAGCTTCTTTCCATGTTCGTGACGGAGAAGGCGGACGACACCAACGCCGCGATCTCCAAGATCAAGGAGCTTTTCCCCAAGGCGGTAGACGCCGCAGTGCAGGAAGCGCTCAAGCGCCAGCCCCCCAAGGCGGGCAGCGAGGGCAAGCCCCAGTCCTTCGGCGCTAGCTTCGCAGCCGCATACAGCAACCGAATGAACGGAGGAAAGAAAGATGGCGCTCAATAAGGCGTTCACCTACGGCGAGTCCGAAAGCATCCTCGATTCCGAGGTGGGCATCGTCACCAAGACGCGAACCGCTACCCAGGCCATGGCCAAGGAGGTAGACGGTCGCAAGATCATCAAGGCCGGTGCGCTGTTCACCGGCACCGACGAGTTCGGCGTGTTCCTTGAGGACTACGACATGACGGACACCGACAAGTGCCCCGTCGCCGTGATCTTCCAGGGCCGACTCAAGGCCGACAAGGTATCCACCGAGGCCAAGGCCAAGAAGGCGGACTTCGCCGCCGCAGGCCTCTACCTCGTGTAAGAAAGGAGCAGCTTAGATGCGTCCCATTTCCGAGCTCATCACCGAGCGCGACATGCTCGACTTCTCGCAGGGCTTCAACGTCCAGCGAAACTACCTCGGCTCCCGACTGTTCCCGGATCAAAAGACCCAGTACATCGAGGCCGAGTACTCCCGCATCGTGGAGAACGGCAACCTTCCCACCGTGGCAATGATCCACGGCTTCGACACCGAGGCGCACATCGCCTCCCGCGTTCCGTTCGAGCGCGTCGTCACCGAGCAGCTGCTCATCAAGGAGAAGATCAACCTCACCGAGCGCCTGCGCCTCGTCACGCGCGGCCTCGACATGCAGATGGACTCCGTGCGCCGCTACTGCTTCGACGACGTTGCCCGCATGGCAGAGTCCGTCGTCGCCCGCGTCGAGAAGGCCAAGATGGAGGCCCTTTCCACGGGCAAGATGACCATCAACGAGAACAACGTCTCGATGGAGGTCGATTTCGGCGTCCCAAGCGACCAGAAGGTAGCCACCAAGTGGGCCGTCGCCGACGCCGACATCATCGGCGACATCGACAAGTGGGTGACCATCGCCAACGGCAAGGGCCAGACCCCCACCGTCGCAATCACCTCCAAGAAGGTGTTCTCCCTTATCCAGCGCAACGCAGCCGTGCAGAAGGCGATCTTCGGCATCAACGGTGCCGGCATCCTGCCGAGCCTCGCGCAGGTCAACAACCTGCTCGCGCAGCAGTTCAACGGCCTCACGCTGAACATCGACGAGGAGCGCTACGGCGTGATCGACACCGCCGCCGACTCCATGAAGGTTACCCAGGGCCGCTTCTTCCCCGAGGACAAGTTCGTCATGTGCTCCGTCGGTTACGACGGCTCCGTTGGCACCGGCCTTTGGGGCGTAACCCCCGAGGAGCTTGAGCAGGGCGGCGCGTTCGACGAGAAGCGCCAGGAGCAGTACGTCACCTGCGTTCGCTGGGACACCCAAGACCCGGTTGCCACGTGGACTAAGGCCTCCGGCCTGTTCATCCCCGTGCTTCCCAACGTCTACGGCCACATCATCGCCACCATCGACACGACCTCCGAGCAGGCGCTCGAAAATGGCGATCGCCCGGTAGAGGGCTAGCCATGGCATCCCTCGCAGACCGCGTAAAGGCGCGTTACCTGGAAGACGAGGCAGTGCCGGCAGACGCCGTTATCGAGGAGATGATCGCGACGGTATCAGACCGCCTGTGCATCCGTCTCAAGGTGGCCGAGCTGCCGCGCCTCGCCGAGTCGATCGCCGTGGATGCGGCGATCAAGGCCCTGCGCCTGCGCGGCTACGAGGGCAGCACCTCCGAATCTGCATCGGACGGCGGCAGCATGTCGAACTCCTTCGTTGACGACGTGCTGTCCGCCTATTCCGCCGACATCGAGGCCCTGCGCGATGCGTGCCATCCCAAGGGCATCAAGTTCATGGGGGCGCGGCGATGAGGTGGTACAGGGCGGCTGCGATCAAGCGCGAGCAAACGGGCACCGACGAGCTGCACAACCCCGTGTGCTCCGAGGTGTCCGCCTTCGACTTCTTCGTTCGCGTAGGCCCGTGGCACAAGCTCAAGGCAGACAACGCGGGCAACGCCTACGACGGCGTTACCCGCTCACTGCTCACCAAGAGGCCCACAGCAGACTTCGGCGGAATGTGCGCGGTCGAGGTGAAGGGCCACGCCTACGAGCTGGCGAACGTATCAGCGGACGGCGATACGACCGTCCTCACCGTGAAGGGGTTCAAGCCATGGGTTTTGTAATCCAAGACGCGAACGACCTCGCGGGAAAGCTGAAGCGGCTTTCCTCCGTGCGCTTCGATGCGGTCATCACGAAGAACATGGCCCAGATCTTCAACCGTGGCAAAGCCGACGGCGGAACGCCCGTATCGACCGAGAAGACCAGGCCGGGCGGGCCGCACGGCGAGCTGCGCATGTCGCTGGGCCACTCGGGAGACACCGTTGGCTACACGAAGAGCTATGCGCCGCACGTCGAGTACGGCCACCGAACCGTGAACGGCGGTTACGTGCAGGGCCAGCGGTTCCTCAAGCGGAACGTGGACACGCAGCGCCCGATTTTCAAGCAAGACCTGATCGACCAGCTGAAGAAGCTCTAAGGAGGAACGATGCCGCGAGCAGTGCAGCGCCTAAGCCTGGCCGTGTTTCTCGGTTGCCTCATTGACGCGATCGAGCAGGGCACCGGCACGAAATGCTACGACAGCCCCGAAAACAGGGCTTCTCCGCTATACAGCGTGGAGCTTCAGAACACGCAGCCAGAGAACACCAAGACCATGTACATCGACGCGATCAGCGTATGGGTTCACTGCATAAGCGAGCCTGTGCGCCCGTACAGCAACGCAAAGGTTCTCGGCATGATCCAGCGCCTTGAGCAGGCGCTTGCGGATGGGTTCGAGCTGCCCGAACCGTTCTCCCTATACCGCACGACCTTCGACGGCGTGCAGACGCTCAAGAAAGACGAAACCGACGAGGGGCACGCGATCGTGGGGGTAACCTTCCGCGTTTGCTACGGCCTCCGCGTCAAATAACGAGAAAGGGGCCGCAATGGCTTCCGTTACCGACAACAAGCTCGTTGGGTGCGACTTCGACTCCGCCACCGCAAAGGCGCTCAACGGCAACGACATCGTGGCGCTCGTGACAGACAGCACGGGCGCGAACCTTCTGGCCGTGGCGGGACAGCAGGGGCTTTCCTTCAACCTCAACCAGGACACCACCGAGGCGGCCACCAAAGACGACGCCATCGGCGGTTGGAAGCTGCGCTTCGCCAGCAACAAGGACTGGGACGCGTCCATCGACGGCCTCTACTCGCCCGACGACGAGGCCACGAAGATGGTCGCCAAGGCGCTCGCCGACGGCACCTACCTCTGCCTGAAGATCTGCAAGCGCATCCGCTCAACCGCGAACACCAAGTACGTCCCCCTGCGCATGGGCCTGGCGATTGTCACCTCCGACACCTTCGAGGCGCCGAACGACGACAACACCACCTATTCCATGGAGTTCCAAGGCTCCGGCAAGCCGTGGCTCTACGAGACCGCGACCGAAGACCAGATCACCGCAGCGACCGTGACCGTCACCAACGACTAAGGAGCACACGAATGGCAGAAGAGAAGGATTTCGACGAGTTCATCGAGGGCAACGAGTCCGACGAGGAGCTGGAAGACGCCCTCGAAGATTCCGTCAAGGAGGAGTTCAAGGGAGAGCTTGAGCAGGACATCGAAGAGATGGAGCGCGCAACGTTCACCGTCAAGGGGCGCGAGTGCGAGATCGCCTTCACGCGAAAGCGCATCGACCTCTACGAGGAGCGCCACACGCCCATCATCGCCTCTTTCTACAAGAACGACGGCATGTTCACGTTCAAGGAGCTTTCCGCCATTGCCGGCTACGGTCTGAAGCTCGTGGGCGGCGGCTACTTCATCCCGAACAAGGGCGAGGAGATTGTTAACAAGCTGATCGAGGCCAACGGCTACCCCGCCGTGTACCAGGCCGTGATGCTGGCCCTTCAGCGCGACTGCGCTTTTTTATTCATGGGCGCACAGAACGCGCTCTCACTCGCCTAACGGGCTTCGAGTACTTCAAGACCGTTCAAAAGCGCGGCGAGGATGCCGAAGACGCCGCCCTGTTCCACAGGGAGGCCGATTTCGCGTTCTTCGCCGCGCGTCTCGGCTGGGACTACGAGCAGTACGCCCAGCACACGCCCGTCCAGCTCATGTTCGTGCGCAAGGAGCTTGAGACCGCGACGGTTCGCGACTCCAACCTGCTCAAGGATGCGGTTCAGGTCGCCGTAGCCAACTGCCTTTCCAAGAAGACCTACAAGCTCTGGCAGAAGCGCAACGGCGAGTTCCGCGAGACGGACTTCACCCATGCCGAGATCGACGCCCTGAAGGAGCAGTACCGAAAGAACCCGCCTTGGACGCCATGGGGAGGTGCGAAACCGAATGGCTGATTACGTTCTATCCGCAAAGGGAACCTACGACGGTGCCAACATGGACAGCGGCCTCGACAAGTCCGCCTCCAAGTTCAGCAGCCTCAAGGACACCGCCAAGTCCGTAGGCTCGCAGGTTGCCGGCTTCTTCGCCTCGAGCTTCGGCAGCGTAGGCAAGTCCATCTCAACCGCGATCGGCACGATGACCGCAGGCGTCACCACGCTAGCCGCCACGGGTGGCATGAGCCGCGCCCTCAACATCGAGAAGGCGCAGGCCATGTTCAAGGGCATGAAGCTCGAATGGGGCGACTTCTATCAAACAATCCAAGACTCCGTAGACGGCACCGCCTTCGGTTTCGACACAGCAGCGACGGCTGCCGCGCAGCTTGCGGCGTCCGGCGTTGCCGCCGGCTCCGACATGGAGAAGGCCCTGAACGGCTGCGTCGGCACAGCCGCCACGTTCTCGCAAGACCTCGGCGACCTCTCGTCCATCTGGGCTAAAGTGGCCGCCAACGGAAAGCTCTCGGGCGAGCAGGTGGCCCAGTTCACGGATCGAGGTATCAACGCGATCTCCGTGCTATCGACCTATCTCGGCAAGTCCTCCGACGAGGTTTCCAAGATGGTCACAGCCGGCAAGATCGACTTCCAAACGTTCTCTGACGCCATGTACGCGTCTTTCGGCGATTCCGCAAAAGCAGCCAACGAGTCGTTTACCGGCTCCATGGCGAACATGAAGGCGGCGCTTTCCAAGATCGGCCAGGACTGGATGACACCGCTCAAGGACTCCGCCATCCCCGTGTTCAACTCCATCCGTGGGGTTCTCAACTCGTGCCGCGCGGCCATCAAGCCGCTTTCCACCGCTTTCGGCGAGTTCTTGGGCGTTACCTACGACGCTCAGGGCAACCTCACCCGCACCGGCGGAGCAGTCGAGAAGCTTTGCACGTTCCTCGACGGGCTGGCCGAGAAGATCAAGGGCGTAGACTTGTCGCAACTCGGCACGGGCGGACAAGTTGCCGCTGCTGCTCTTGCGGCGCTCGCTGCCGTATCCCTCGGCGGGCTTATCGGCCAGATCCCCGTTCTCGGCGCTTTGGCGAACTCGCTCACGGGCGGGATCATTCCTGCAATTAAGGGTGTTGCCACAGGCTTTGCGGCGCTGAGCGCACCTGCCGCCGTTGCCGTTGCCGCTATCACTGCATTTGCGGCGATCTTCGCTTACAGCATGGCCACCAACGAGGCGTTCCGAAACCAAATCATCGGCATAGCATCCAGCATCGCGTCATCGCTTGCCCCCGCGTTCCAGTCGCTCACCGGGCTTGCCGAACCGCTCCAAGGTCTCTTTGCCGCCGCCGTTATCGTTGTGAACAGCTTCGCGCTCGCACTTGGCGGCCTGGTGGCTGCGGTGGCCCCTGTGATCGCCACCATTGTTTCGGGACTCGTGCCGATCATCAGCACGATCATCGACGCGGTGGGCCAGATCGCGCTCGTGATAACGACGACGCTCTGCCCGATTATCCAGCAGGTTACCGACCTCATAACGGCCAACATGCCCGTTATCCAAGAGGTCATCACCGGCGTTCTGACGGTGATCCAGACGATAATCAGCACGGTTCTGCCCGTCATGGTCGAGATCTTCAGCTCAACCATGGCCGCCATCCAGGCCGTTATCGATGCCGTCTGGCCGTACATCTCTGCAATCGTCACGGCGGCGATGAACGCCATCCAGGCAATCGTGACGATCGTCCTCGGCATCATCAACCAGGACTGGGGCAGCGTGTGGAACGGCATCCAGGCGCTCGCTTCGAGCGTATGGATCATCATCGAGAACATCGTCAACGGCGGTGTCGTGTTCATCCAGGCGGTCATCACGAACGGCCTTGCGCTGATCCAAAGCGTCTGGGATTCCATCTGGTCGGCGATCGGCGATTGGGTGGCGAACCTCTGGAACACGATCAAGTCCGTCGTGCAGGGCGGCATAAACAACGTCAAGTCGTTCATCTCAAGCGGCCTCTCGACCGTGCAGGGCCTTTGGAACTCGGCATGGAGCACCGTGCAGAGCATCCTCAACAACGCTTGGAGCGGGATCACCAACGGCGTTTCGAGCGGCATCAACTCCGTGGTGAGCTTCGTTTCCTCGATCCCCGGGCGCATCGTCGGCGCACTCGGCAACCTCGGCTCACTGCTCTACAGCGCCGGCAGCTCCATCGTGAGTGGCCTGCTCAACGGCATCAAGTCGACCATCGGCGGCGTCTACGACTTCGTGTCCGGCATCGCCGGAACGATCGCGAGCCTGAAAGGCCCGAAGCGCAAGGACTTGAGGCTCCTGATCCCCAACGGCGGCTGGATCATGCAGTCGCTCGAAACGGGCCTCAAGAAGCGCTTCGAGGGCGTGAAGGACACCGTTTCGGGCTTCGCCGACGAGCTGAGCATGTCGTTCGGCGGGCCTGATGTCACCTACGAGACCGGAGCCGCAGCCGCAGTCGGAGCGGTGGCCGGCGGCGACACCTATTACATGACCATCGACGGCAACACGGCAGACGCAGACATCGCGGTGGCTAACGCCATCGACGTGCTGGTATCCGCCGCACGCCGCTCTTCCACGGCGAGGAGGTAGACGTGGGAACCTATACAAGAGAGATCCAGATCGCGGGGCTCAACCGCTGGTATTGCGGCTACATCTCGGTCGATGCGGTGAACACCGTCAATGACACCACCTCGCGCATCACAGTCACCGCCGCGCTCGAAGACAAGTACGCCGCGCAGTACGGCACGCACTATGACGTAATCGTCAACGGCGTCACCTACAGGTCGCGCGACGTGCTGCTCAACAACTACGGCAACTGGGCCACGCGCGACGCCGTGACCTTCACCGTGGACGTCGGGCGCGGAGCCAGCGGCTGGAACTGCTCCGTGCAGATCCACGTCTACGGCAAGACGTACAACAACTACTACGGCAGCGCGGGCGGCGACGCCTGGGCAACGGAGTACGCTTGGATTCCCCAGCGCGGGTACTCGCAGCCGCATCCGCCCAGGAATCCGAAGCTTGCTCGCGTTTCCGACACCTCGCACAAGATCACGTGGGACGTCGATTACACGGGCATGGACGGCGCATACCCTTGGGCTGGCGTGTACGTCGATCGACGCACCGACGACGGCTCATGGGTCAATATCGCCGACGTGTCGTGGGACGTGACCAACTACACCGACAACTCCACGAAGCCGGGCCATAAATACGAGTACCGCCTTTGCGCCCACGGCCCTGGCGGCAATTCCACGCACGTGTCCTGCGGAACCGCCTACACCACGCCCTCCGCGCCATCGCGCGTGGAGGCCGTTAAGGCGGGCGCCACCGAAGTAACGCTTCGCGTCTACGGTGCTTGGACATATGCAGCCGCATGGGACATCCAGCGCTCGACGGACGGCGGCAGCACATGGTCGTCCATAACGGCCAGCACCAAGGGTGAAGACCCCGCTTGGCTCGACCTGCACGACAAGGCCGCTCCTGCGGGAACAGTCGTATACAGGGTCAGGGCCAAGCGCGGAAGCCTTGCCTCCTCGTGGGTCAAATCAAACTCCGTCACGACGATCACGCCGCCGCTCGCCCCGAAGGTGACCGCAAGCTCCGTCGTGCCGACCGGAACAGCGGCAAGCGTGGCATGGGTGCCCAACCATCAGGACGGCTCGGCACAGACCGCCGCGCAGATCGAGTTCAGCGGCCCAGAGACGATCACCAAGTCGTACACGACCGCCAAAAGCGCATCCGTGGCGCTCGCGAAAGGCAACTGGAAGGCGCGCGTGCGCACCAAGGGCCTCCATGCCGATTGGGGCGCATGGTCTGGATATGTGGCGATCGTCGTCGCCGACTACCCGCAGTGCTGGGTGGCATCGCCCGCCACCGATGGCATCCTGATCGACCAGGTTCCGCTCACCGTAAGCGTGGCCGCGTCCGACGAGACGGGCATCGCCCAGGCAACGCTTTCCCTTGCCGAGGCCGGCGGCGCAGTTGTCGCCACCGCAGACGTCACGAGCTTGCAGCCCGTGCAGTTCGGCAGCTACGCGACCATCAAAAACGGCATCGACTACATGCT